TCAGACTTCTTCGAATTCAGCCTACCTCAAATAATACAAGCCTTTATAGGCGCTACTACCGCCCTCACAATGCTCTACCTCACAGATCATAAAATCGGCATCCTAGCCACAATATTATTCATCGGAATGATTACAGTCAATAAAATATACAGCTACAAAACACAAAAAATTGACCTAAATATACAAACAGAAAAAGAAAATATAAACCACTCACTCATGGAAAATCTAGAATACAAAAATTACCTTCAAAATCTAAGCCAAAACTATGTCAGAAAATCAAACCTAGATGCCGCTAACTTCTTCTTCAATGACTCCCTGTCCATAATCATGCACCTAGCTACCATGCTAATTTTAGTCTACACCCAACCAACAGTAGGAGCTATAACATCAACACTACTCTACGTCGATAAACTCTATAGCGTTACATTCAATGTTTTTTACTTTTTTATGTTCATCAGAGGCATAGAAAATACTAATAAACTTATAAACGAAAATGAATAGGCTGTGCAAGGGCTGTCGCTCTTAATCTTCACCATCTTGCTAAAAGGCATCCGAGTCAGGAAAGAGCTAAAACGACTACCATATGCCTACCAGCCAAATTAATATAGTTAACAACATCCTTTATTACTACAACATGTAACAGTCTTAGGCTGAATTCCACACTTGTCAGGAGATAAACAGTTAGCACGCTTCTGACTCAAAAATATATTAAACAAACTTTCAAGACGCTGAATCATGGCAACACCATACAAACCAATAGTATAATTATTGTCATGCTCAAAAACTAATTGCTCTTCATCATTAACTAGATCCTTGCCAGATTCAATAATCTTTAAAAGCTTTCCAACAGTCATTCTGTGTTCGGTATCGTCCGCAACCCAAACCTGAAAAGTTGTATCACCAGTCTCCCTCTTCACACCACCACAATCTACAAAACTCTTAGTTGTCCTGCCAATTTCAGTTATATGAAAATGACACGGCACACCCAATCCACTAGGAGTATAAATCGAAATCCTACACTCCGAATCAGATTGCTTCAAATCAGATACTAAGTCTTTTAATGTCGCCATTTTGCACCTCTAAATATTATAGCAAATTTGTCTCTAAAATGTTTAAAACATATAATTTTCTATGTTCAAGTTCTGCAATTCATGCCAACAAGAAAAATTAATCGAAAACTTCAGCTTTAAATCAAAAGCAAAAGGAACTAGAAATTCAAAATGCAAAACATGCCATAGAATTGATGTAAATAATCACTACAAAAGAAATACTGAATACTACATCAAAAAAGCAAGCGAAAAGAAAAAACAAACCAGAGAATGGTGGCAAGAATATAAAAAACAATTCAAATGCGCCTGCGGTGAATCACACCCAGCTTGCATCGAATTTCACCACTTCGAAAAAAATAAAGAAGATGATGTCTCATACATGATGAATAACGGCAGTAGAAAAAAAGGACTAGAAGAAATTAAGAAATGTATTCCAATCTGTAGCAACTGCCATAGAAAATTACACTACGATCTAAAAAGAAAAAGCGGGTAACGAGATTCAAACTCGTACGAAAAGGATGGAAACCTATTATGCTATCATTACATCATACCCGCATAATGTTATTATAGTTCTTCTGCCCAAGAAAGGGCATCCTTGCCCAAAAAATGATTACTTTTGTTCTAAAATTTCTTGTTAAACTTCGTTATTTTTAACTTTATGGCAAAACGATCTCATATTTTTTTCGTTATAAACATGTCCAAACAAAGCCATTTCTTCCCAAACTTCAAAAGTAATTCCTTGGGCTGTTGCATATTCATGGGCAGCTACAATCTTTGCTGCAACAACAGGATTTTTTAACCATGAATTTGGCTTTACTTCAATAAGTTTCTTGGTGCCATCTTTATAATACACCAGTAAATCAACCAAATATGACCCAGTTATTCCTTTAAGAGGATTTGTGTATTCTAAAATCGTAGATTCATATTCATATTTTAATACATTGTCATCTGCATCTAGTTTAAGGAAAGCCTTCTTTTCATATGATGATTTAAATTTGATAAATTTATCACACTTTGGAGAAAAATGGTCTCCTCTGACATGATTTGTTTTCGGATCGAATCCATTGATGTACTGCTGGATTGTTGCCTTGCTAAGTTTTTCTCTAGTTTCTTTCGACAACCCTCCTTGAGCATCAAGCATTTTTTTTCTTCCTTCACTAATGTTTTGCCTGTGTTCATCAGAATATTGTCTTCCAGACATAATCTCAGACATTTTCTTTTTATGCTCTTCTGAATGATGCTTGCCAAGCATGCCTGTGCAGCATTTGTGCTTAAGTAGAGTTGCAGTAACCCTAGCTTTTGCATCAGGATTTTTATTATAAAAATCTCTAATTTTTTGTTTAAATTCTTCTGTTCTTTTAATGCCTGTCAATTTCAACTTAATCTTATCTTTTTGTTCTTCGCTTATTACTTTGCCAATTTGGGCGCAACTTTTGCATTCCTGAGTGTATGGCTTTTCTAAAGTACCAAAATAGGCACTCATTTTAATTTGTCTGGCTCGATCACCAACATGTTTTTCATTGGTGCAAATTACTATTATTTCTTCGTCGGTTTGTCTTTTTATATCTCTCTTTACCTTCATTGGATTATTATATTTCATGTTGCAATCACCACATATAAATCTTTCGCCATTATTTTTTTTTATATTTCTTTTGGCAACTACTTTTGATCTTTGGCACTTTGTTTCGCCAACATGGTCAGGATGTTCGCAATCTATATCAATGATTTCAACATCTTTAAGATTTTTGAATTTCTCATTGAATTCTTCAATTTTCATTTTGGACCTTTTCTAATCACTAAGTTATTATTGCTCCACAAAATTAATTATAGCTTTTGCAAAAAATTTTTCAAGTTTTTGTAAGAATTTTTTTCCGTCCATAAAAATGGATAAAAAAACCCCAACCGAAAGGTTGGGGTTTTTTTAAATTGCGATACTTGTAGTATCAATATTTTGTTTAAACTACAAAATTGGCAATCGAGAGTCTGGCGTAAAACTTAGCTCCCTCTCGTAATAATTTTTTTCCGTAACGAGTCAAGATACCTTTGCGAGGGCAAAAGGATTCTGGATCAAGTACAACTGGTGTCTGAGTTAGCGGAACATATGGGCAGTAGAAGTATCCGCTGTCCATGTAGCTGTCGCCCTTATAGCCCATCAATAATTGGTTGGTTGGGAATAGTGGGTCCTTGTAGAGACGGTAGCGGTTAGCAACAGTACCGACGTACTGAATACCAAGTGAGCTAGTAAATGTCTCAGAAGGAGCAGGTGCGAAACCGGCGGTAGCTGTTTCGAAGATAGAAGCAACTTCGGGGGAAGTTACGATGAAGTTAGCGCCACCACGGAGGGTTTTTCTGTGGATAACGTTGGAGACTTCAACAATCTTCACGTAGAGGGATTCGTATTTTTCCTTGATGGTATCACCAAGTGCGGTAGCGAGATCCCAAGCAGCGACAGTACCGGCGTTCTGACGGAGGTCTTGTACGCACTCACGGTCGATTTCGAGGTTGATTTCCTGAGCGAGAACAGCGGTCAACTCGGCTTCAGCATCAAGATTGTGCTGAGAGCGGAGATCTTGCTGTGCTTCATAGGACCAAACAGCCTTGAGCTTACGGGTTTTAGCAGCGATCTCTTCTGATTCAATAACTAGATTGATTTCAGGGAGGTCCTGATTGCACTCCATGTTGTACTCGTAGGAAACTACGCAGTAAACAGGGCCAGATGCAGTGGCGTTCCAACTTAGGCTGAATCCACCTGTATTTAGGTCGAGTGAGCCACTGGTAGCGAGGTCGGTTCCACTTACGGTATTGAAAGTGAAAGCCCCAGAGCTAGCGACGGTGAATGTCTGGCTAACGGTGCCGTTTAGATAAATGGTACCAGTAACAGTGCCGCCCAAGATGGGGGTGTGTTGGAAGTTACCCATATTCACTGCAGAGTTAGGAACAGCAATGGTATCTGGGGTTTTCTCGTTCTGTACGAACTGGCTGGAGTAGTAGATGTCAAGGTTGGCATCACCGCTCGCCCTCTGTTGGAGGGAGGTGTTATCGTCAGCGGGGAAGCCGCTGTCGTTAGAAGCACCCTGCATATAGCCCTTGTTGGAGCTATAGCGGAAGCGGAGATAGTACACCAAGCCGGTTGGGCCGAGTAGTGGCTGTACGCTAACAATCTTATTAGCGATTAGCTGTGGATAGATACGACGGACAAGAGGAATAGAAATTCTCTTGAACTGTGCAACGTCGGATGTATCGGTTGCGACTTCGTTGATAAGCCTCTGGTTTTCGAGTAGAACTGCAGTAGCAGAGCGGACATAAGGGTCTTCGATGCCCTTTAGAATACCAGTTTTGCTCCAACGAGTCTCAAGCTCTTTAGCTTCATTTAGAAATCTTGCATTAGCATTCATTGATTAACTCCTATTAAGATTTAGTTCTTATTCTTTTTAACGCCTGAGAGAATAAGTAGCTCGTTTGTTTCACCTGAACCAGTGTTATATTCCGCAATAACCTGAATGTTCTCGGTGTCAATATGTCCTCTCCCGCTTGCTGTCTTTACTTTCGTTGATCTTTCTTTCTGTTCGGCGAGCAGCCTAGTTCTGCTGTTTTGAGCAGGCACAGCTTTTCTGGCTTCGGTAATAACGGAAGCGGTTTTGCGCACCGACTCGTTTAGGCGAGTATTTTCTGTGGAGAGACGGATGTTACGAGCTTCGAGCATTCTGAGTTGTCCTTTAAGCTCTTCGTTCCTCTTTGTTGATTCATCCAATTTGGATGAGGTAGCAAAGGTTTTCTCTTCGTCAGAAAGGTAGTTGCTGGTAATGTTGATAATCTTGTCGAGTGCGACCTTGTGTTCAACGACTCTTGGGTCATTGATGAGATCATGGCGAGCTTGCTCGTAGATTTCTCCGCCCTTGAGTTGGAGGAATTGGTCAACTTTCTCAACAATGTAGTTTTTCATTTCAGCGAGTTTGCCGTCATATTCCTCGTAGAGGTCAACTTCGACTTTGCCCTTGCTGTTTCTTTCGGAAAGAAGCATTTGGTAAGCTTCTTCGTAGCCTTCTTCGAGGGTCTTCTCGAATTCGGCTTTTTGTACCTCTAGGCGGCTGCTAAGATCGTTAATAATCTCATAGGCCTCTTGGTATCCTTGGTAAGCGGTTTTCTCAGCCTGAGAAAGTTCGGCTGATAGCTGTGAGTAAGCTTCTTCAAGGTTACTATTGTAATCTTGTTCGAGCTTTTCTTGAGCTTCTGCTAGCATTTCAGACACGGCTGAAGCGACTTCATTTACCTGATCTTCAGGTAAAAGCTTTTTCAATGATTCAACGATTTTATGTTCCATTATCCTAACCTCATTTTGATGTTGTTAGTTTGAGCCTTTACAATTCCGCCCAGACACGCTATCAGAGCATCTTTGTTTACCTTATGTATGCTGCTGCTGTCATTTTTTTTCTGGGAATTATCAAAAACCTCTGGAGTGTACTCCTGACTCTCCTTGGTTGTGCCTACTTTCTTTTGGAAAGCGGCGAATGTAGACGGGTCAGCAACCACATCGAAGGTGATGAGTTTGTAAGACTCGTCAATTACAAGGATGCCATTCTCATTCGTCTTTCCGTTGCCTACGCCACGGGAAGAGACACCGACACGTACGCCGTCGTTGATTAGGGCTTTTAGGATTTTTCCGTGGGGTGTATTAAGGATTTCTCCTTCACCCATTAGGACGCTTCCTTCCCACCACAACTTCGTAATAACGTGAGATGCTTTTTCGAAGTGAATAATGCTATCTTCTGGGTGGTCTAATTCACCCACAAGTCCTCTTGCTTTGACACATTCTTGCAATTTCTTTACATTCTCATTTAGTACACCATAGCTGTACATTCTTTTGTTTTTATTAACAGCTTCCGCTTCTTGGAATTTGCCTCTGAATTTGGTGAGTCCTCTTTCTGAGGACTCATTCATGGCAAGCTCAATTCCTCCATAGGTACAGCAGTCGATTAGTAGATACTGGTTCGAGTTCACTTTATCTCCTTAGACTTAGTCTTTAGCTGTTTTGGCGAGAACATCATCTTGGGGAACCACATCGAGGTTCTTTTTGTACCAATTTGATGCGTTTTCAGGATCGATTAGCTTGAAGCTGTCGCCCAAGGTCATTTCCTGTCCGGGGATGTAGGGGTTTTCCAAGGCTGGCCAAGTGTCTTTACCGCCAGAGGTTCCGAGTTCGAATGTATCGGAAACGATTGGGGTAGCGCCCTTGATTAGGAAGTCGCCGCCTTCGGGAGCGTAGGGGTTATGTAGTTTTGGGTTGAGGTCGTTGCTGTGCATGTTTGTGTAATATTCCATGCCTGTAACGTCAGTTTTTACAGTATGTCCATCGGATGTGGGGCTTAGTTCATATGGCCCCTTATGATCGCCGGGGCTACCGTTCATAGCGCCGTATTTGTGAATGAATGGGTTATCGCCATTGATGCTGATAACTGGTGACATAACAGTCCAAGCAGAACCGTCGAAATCTAGGGCTTGTGTAGCGGCTTCTAGATAGAGGGCTAGGTCTTCAGCGAGAACCAAGGAAGGGGCGCTTTCATTCTTAAGAACGCTTTCGCATTCATGGATGAGGGAGCCAACTTCTAGGCTTGTGGCATCATCGCCCATGAGGCGGCTGAGGCGGTGTACTTCGCTTAGGGAGCGGTAAAGGTCCTTGAATACTTGTCTTTCAGCACGGATGGTTTCATCGGCTTTAGCGAAGACAGCTTCGGACACTGCTGCGAAAGCGTTAAAATCGTCTAGGTCTGCTTGTTTTCCAGCAGCGGAGAAGATTTTGCTAACTCTATCGCTATAGGTCTTATGGGCGGTTCTGATAACGCCTTCTGCCAAGAAAACGCAGGTTTCGTCATCATAATTTTTAGCGCCAGTAACCTTAAGAGCTTCGTCAATCTTATGGGCAAGTTCTGCTCTGCGGAGATAGAGTAGGTTTGGCCAAACGGAAACGACATTTTCGAAGCAAGTCTGTAGACCTTCGCCGTTAGACATAGCGTTGTAACGCTTCATGTCATTAACAGCTTTTAGCCAGTTGGACTGGTGGTTTAGGGCTTCGCTGAGGGTCTTGAAGCGGCCATCAATGATGTTTGCCATGTCCTTGTACTGCAACATGAGGACTTTGCCTTCGTTGCGGACGTTGGAGCGTGGAATGGAAACGCCTGTAACGTTACCTTTGGCATCTTTTTGTGTGCGAACATTTTTGTAAAGGTCGCCATTGCTGCGGAAATCAACGAATTCAAGGATATTTTTGGCGATTAGGCCCCATTCCTTAAGTTTATGATCGCCTGCTTTTTGAGCAACTTTCTTGAGTCTCTTCTTATCGAGGCCGTCTTTTTTATCATCTCTTTCGTCGGCTTTGCTCTTCTTGCCCTTCTTATGGAGGGGGCTACCGTGCTTTTCGAGATATTTGCGAAGACCTTCGGGTAGTCCTCTCTTTTTCTTCTTCTTGTCGTGCTTAGCGCCTTCGCTAACAACGCCTTCTCTTAGGCCAGCCTTAACGACTGGTGTTTCGAAGTATTCAGAAAACTTGACGTTTGCGCCTTCTAGGTTTTCTTCAAGAATAGCATCGACCATCTGGCCGATAACATTTTTGCGAGACATTTCAAGGTTTTCTTCTTCTACTACTAAAACTTCAATATTTTCTAGAAGAATCTTGTTATTGTCTACGGTGTATTGGGCTTGGACTAGGTCACCGTTGCTTGCAACATAGGTGGCGGTGTCCTCTGAAATGCAATAAAGCCTTAGGTTTGTATCTCCACAAACCTTGCCGACAAACTCAGCGGCTTCATCCAACTCACGCTCAACAGAGGTAAGTGAGTTCTTTTCGATGTTCTTATAAGTCTCGAAATCGACAAATTTCTTTTTCATGCCAAATCTCCTTGAAAGATTTTTTTAAATATAACTTTCCGCTTGTTATATATTAAGGAGGTAAAACTTTGCTAATTACAAAGAATGTATACTTCCAATTATCCTTTTATCTATGCAGTTACCGTTAAATATTGGTGAACCATGAAAAAATTTTCCGATTACTTGGCTGAACAGTCTACAACAGAGGGTTTTGAAAAGCACTGGAAGCATGCTTCAGAGGAAGAAAAAGATCATATATTAAAGATGTTTGGTCATTTGGATGAGCAAGACCGTCAGATAATCAGAAGGCAATTGTTGGAGCAATTTGGTAACATGTTGGGTAACAACAAGGGATTTGTTGAATCTGTATGTTTTGTTTTATGTAATGCAAACGACCAATATAGCAAGCAAATTGGTTATTCTATGATTGAGCGTGCGGTTAATTTCTTTAGAAATCCTATAACCAGAGGTTTAGTATACATTGATGGGGAGAATCAGGTAGTTAATGCTCCCAACCCCAATCAGAATGGTTCTACTAATAACAGTTACTACAACTAAGCGTCAGAGTAATCTATTGGTTCATAGTCTTCTTCGCTAGCGTAGTTTTGGATTTCAATATCGTATTTAATCAAGTCTTTTTCTGTAGGCGTGCGAAGTGGCGTGCCTTGGATGTTATTTTCTTGTCCGGCAGCGGGTTGTTGTCCAGCTTGTTCGCCGCCACCAGCTAGCATTTCTGCTTCGCCACCGCCCTGTTGTTCTGGAGGATTAAGTCCTTCTGGGCTGATTTCTTGGTTAGGACCTTCTGGAGTAGTACCCAGTTTTTGTTCATTATTACTTTCATCAGAAGGCAATCCAACACCAAGGAGGGCAGGATTTTGTGCAAGCACCTGTAGTTTTGCATCTTCAATTTTCTGCATTTTCATTCTTGCCATGAATATCTTGGATTTTTCTTCAGAATATCCAAGCCATTCTGTGAGAATATCATAATCAGACATTAGAGTGCTGCCTTTAATGCTGGTGGCATTTTGTATACGAGCGGCTGTAACTTCTTGTCGGCTCAATTCCCTCCATTCGGATGGTTGTGTCATTTTGATTCTTAAATCATCATATGTGTCTAGGGGGAAGCCTCTTAATTTGAGATGTCTATCAGCTATTTCCCATAGAATATCTTCATATGGTGCTTGGAAGCGTTCTACTAATCTTGCAACTCTTACGTCTTGTGCTGAAAGTGTGATTTTTGTTTGGTTAGGATCTTCTGTGTTCATATAGTTTTTAGGAAACTGCAATGCTGTAAACAATCGGTTTCTAAAATAGATTGCGTCATCAATTTCGCCAAGGTTTTGTGCACCCGGTAGAGTTTCAATTTTGGTATTGGAATTAGGTCTAATAGGCAGCCAGAAATCTTCATCGACTGCTGGCGCATGATATCTTTCATCTACGCTATTAGGGGTTGCTGATCCGAAACTTCCTTGGCTATGGCTGACCTTTTTCTTTCTGAATTGGTCTTTAAGTCTTTCGA